AACAATGAGAACTCATCAGTTGATTATGTTCTGAATATTATTTCTAACGATCAATATGATTATGATTTATATGGTGGTCATCACTCTTTTATCAAAAGACATACATTGCCTATGAGTCATAATCATTATCGTATCATAAAAAATGATCAACTCAATATTGACTATATCTTCAGACTAGAAAATCTTGATAAGGAATACAAAAATTTATGTCAAAAAATATTTATCGAACATGAGCCTCTACCTAAACTAAATCAATCCAAACCAATGTTCACCAAGGATATGCTAAATAATTCGCAGATAAGCAGAATATGCGAAATCTATAGGAGAGATTTTGAGTTTTTTGGATACGAGCCTTGACAAGCGATATACGATAGTGTAGAATCGCTAGCACACACTTTTGGAGAAAACCATGATTGTTGAGAATACCGTAATTCCTGTTCAGAACACTACGATGGATAAGACTAAGGCTGATACATTCTTTGCTACTTTTCCACGCGATAAGGTTGTAGCATACAAGGAATATTGGGAAAGCGTTCGTCCACAAAATGTGGAAGATATTTTCCGCCGTTATCTGTTTGCGTATTGCTCTGTTCATACAACTTGGAAGGGCAATTGTTCAGGATACAGCGCTATTAAAAACTTTAATGAATGGGTAGATGACAAAGAAGTCTTGCGAGAAAAACTTCACAAGAGCGGAGTAGGACTACACAATAATCGTACAACTTATATTTGGGATTTTGCTACTAAGTTTTGGGCCAATCCTAAAGATTTCTATTTTACTTCCAAAAAGGGTCATGTTAAGAAACGTGATGCTATTGTAGAAAAAATTAATGGCATTGGTTTGGCGAAGGTTAGTTTTGCTCTAGAAATGATTCATCCTAATGAGGCTAGAGTATTGTGTGGTGACGTTCATCAACTTCGCCTTTACGATATGGAACATCTGAAATATAATAAGAGTCGATCTGGCACTAATTCGTATAAGAAGATGGAGCGTCACTGGATGGTTAATTGTGGTAAAAATAAAATTCCTTCATATATTGCTCGTTCTATTTATTGGGATGCATTGCAAAAGAAGGAAGATAGCAGGTACTGGAGTTTTGTTCTGGAGGATTAAATGAGCGAAAATGGAAAGGGTTCTCGTACTCGACCTAAGAGTGTTGATTACAAAACTTGGGAGAAAAATTACAACAAAATTTTCGGCAAAAAGGACGGCAAGACGAAAAAAAAATTCAAGTCTGGCAGTTGACAACGCCGATGATATGAGGTATACTAAGGAAAACAACGCGAGGTTGTGTCAATCATGCGATTGAGCCAAGCGTTGAGTTAATTGGTTAGTTATTTTGGAGGTTTATTATGGCTGATGTAATTACAACTGAGAAGCAGAAGCGTGTTCGTTGCAGCGATGAGCAGTTCCTTGAGGCAGTTTTCTCTAGCAAGACTTATGCTGAGATTGCTGCAAAGACGGGTCAGAAGGTTGCTAGTACTATGGCTCGTTATGCCCGTACTAAGGCCGCTTTGACCAAGAAGGGTATTGAACTCCCCGCTATGGAACGAGCGAAGCCTGTTAAGACGGTAGACAATGTTGAGGCTATGGCCGAAGTTGTTCGTCGCCTCAAGGCTCATACCAACGGCTGATGATATCGTTTGTTAATCCAAACAGTAAACAATCTTCTACAATGATTTCGGTGATGAGGCACAAATATAATAAACCTCGATATCGCTTTGATTGTTGTAGTTGATTGTTTATATGGGAGCGTAGTCCAACGGCAGAGACATCGGACTTAAAATCCGTCCAGTATGGGTTCGAATCCCATCGCTCCTACTATTAAAAGGAATGTAACATGAATACTAATTCTCATCCAATTGAAACTATTATTGATTTTGCTTGGGCATCTGGTGCTGACAGATTTTGGATAAACAATGCTAAGGACGAATTAAAGAAACTCAGGGCAGAAAATGAAAAACTGAAAAGGTTTTTTGAACATCCTATTGCATTTGCTAGGATAAACGATAGATTAGATCTATACGATTTGAATATTCAAAATAACCCATTTAATGATCAAAGTACGGTTGTTCCACTCTATTCTAATAGAGAAGAGTTTTTGAAAGGAGATTGGAAGGGATGCCACTATGGTAAGTCACCCGAATAAAATGTTTAGAGGATGGTGTTCTAATGAAGGTAATCAACGATCTAATATTCTTCACTATCATATTTATACTATTAGAGACATCACTGACTATAATGGCGGCGTTATTCCAGAAGAAGTAAATGCTTTAGAAGAATATTTTAACATTGATGGTTTGGCAAAAAGCGAACCGTATTATGCCGTTTATGCAACATTTAAGATGAATATCCCTAGAGGCCCAATTAAAATTTTTGAAACTGAAGAATTACGTTCTGCAATATTTATTATTGAACAATTAACTGGCAATAAAGTTATTGAAAATGAAATACAAAATTGATATTCATGAATCTTTTGAAGAGGGCGGTTCTGCTGAGTTCTATTCTATTAAACATTCTAGTACACTTGGTTTCAAGCAGTTTAAAAACAAAAATTGGGCAATAGACGCTTATACAAAACAAAAATTACTAAGCAAACTTGGGTTGGCCCCTAAAGTTTATGGAGAAATTTGCAGACTAACTTTTGATGATCCTCTATTGAAAGATCATATTACTGGCTGGGGCTTTATTACAGAACGAGCGAAAACAGTAGATGAAAAATCAATGAGAAAGAGATTAAGCGAAATACAAAATTTAGTAAACATTATACATGATAAAACTGGACTGAAATTTTGGGATTGTCATTACTATAATATTGGTTATGTAACCAGAAATAAAAAATCTAAACTAGTTTGTATAGATACCGGAAAAGAAAGTTTTGATAGAGAGTGTAATGCTTGGGGATTTTCAGAACCCGGACCTAAGTGCAATTATTGTAAAAAATATCAATGTAAATGCTCCATTTATTAATGGTCATAATGGTGTATTAAATTTTAGGCTATTTTCAATGGAGTTTACACAATGTCTAAAGATATAGATGATCTTTATAAAGAACTCAGCAGACTAAATAAAGAAATCAACAGTACAAAAAATGAGTTTTCTCAGGATTTAACAGATATTAAGAAATCATTTAAAGGGCTTGATAAAAAAATTAGCCTGATTCTAAATAAAATTCAAGAATTTGAAGTAATAATGGATGCTGCTGAGTTAATTGAAGAACAGATGGAAGAAGAAGAGGAGAAATATAATACCGAATGGAGTCCTTATGATGATGAGGACTATGGTGGTGAAGAATACGACAACTATGATTCGGATTCTGACGAGGAATACTGATGGCTAGTTTAGCCTTGTTAGTTACTCTAATGTTTTTATTTGTTGTTTTATTGGGACCAGCAACATTTCTTTTAAGCAAATCGGTTTATATTCCAAGATTTATTATATGGATTTTGGGCCTGTTGAGTGTAGGTGTTGGATTTTATTGGTTTTTCTTGCCGGTTAATTTTCTTAAGTTTTTTGGATTGCTTACAGCATATTTAGGATGGCTGGCGATACAATCTAAAGAAAGGTGACTTGACAAGCCGATAACCTATGGTATGATTGGCGTATCACGGGAACGATTCACAGGATATTTGGAGAAAAACAATGAAGTTGGCTGATCGCGTTATTGAGACTCATAGTACTGGTGTTCAGAGTGCATCGGGTTTTACGATTGCCCAAACCAGTAAAATGTTTAAGATTTTGTCGGACTCTCTATATTCCGATAAGGTAATGGCGGTTATTCGTGAACTGTCTACCAATGCTTATGATAGTCATGTTAGTGCTGGCAATAAAAATCCTTTTAAGGTGACGTTGCCTACTGCTGCTAATCCTAATTTTATTGTGCGTGACTATGGTACTGGTCTTAGTCAGGCAGATATGGAGAACCTGTATACTACTTATGGTGCATCCAATAAGAATGATAGCAATGATTTTGTGGGCTGTCTTGGTCTAGGTTCTAAGAGTCCTTTTGCTTATACTAAGAGTTTTACTACCAGTTCTTATTATAATGGTCAAAAGTACACTTATATCGCCGCTATTGACGATAATGGTGTGCCTACCCTTAATCTGTTTAATGTAAGCGATACTGACGAACCTAATGGTCTTGAAATTAGTTTCGCTGTTAAGCAGTATGACTTTACTGAGTTTAGTCAGAAGTCTATTCGTATCTTCCATTACTTTAAGATGAAGCCTATTATTGAGGGTGGTGTTATCACTTCTCTCAAGGATCATGCTTATAGCAATAAGAATATTGTGATTAGTGGTGAAGGTTGGAGGGTATGCCGACTTTCTAATGATAATACTCATTATCCCAGCACATATCATCATATTGACAGTGGTATTGTTGCTCTTATGGGTAATATTGCATATCCTGTTGTTGCATCTCAACTTGTGGGCGAACAAAAAGCAGATCAACCTGAGCATATTGCCAAGTGGAATAGGGCTTTTGGTAAGGCCGACATTGATAGTTGGAAGAGTTTCGTAACAGAAATTCTTAACCAAAATCTTTATCTTGAACTGGACTTTGGTATCGGGGAACTTGAAATGGATGTTTCCCGCGAAGGATTGCAGTATACCAAGGCTGTCATTAAAGCCCTTCGTGAAAAGACTCAGGGTATTTATCTTGAGATGAAGGAAGAATTTAGTAAGAAAATTGCTGCTGCTAAAACCAGAATTGAAGCAATCAGCACATATTATCAGTTGAATGATCTTGCTGGTGGATGGGGCGTTGGTGCTTCATGGACTGATAGTAATGGTAAGGTTCATAATATCAATAGTGGCGAAGATATTGAATATAAGATTGGTGCTGGAAAGGCTCTGTATGTTTTTAATTACAGAACCTCTGGATATCGTTCTCGCCGCATGGTCTATATGACAAATCATCTCCATCATAATACTCTTACGGGTAAGGGTGAATACTACTATAGTAGTCAGCGTAAAACTGGGCCACTTAGTTTCTTCGTATGCGACGTTAAGAGTGAAGAAACAGCCAAGAAGATCGTGACTCGTTATTGTAACGAGAAGGATTGTTTTGCGTATCTGATGATCGACAGTAAGGATATTTCAAAGTCCAATGAGGGTTTTGATAAACTTATTGAAGATGTTGGTAGTCATAATATTCTTAAGGTCAGCGACTATAAGGACTTGATTAAGAGTAACTCTCCACGAAAGCCTGGAGTTAGAGGTTCTAAGGGTAGTGTCAGTGATCAAGATGTATTCTTCATTCATGGAGCATCAAAGGATGCTGGTAGTCTCAGTGTAGAATACAATGATGCTCTTAATCTTAAAACTCTTACTAGCGACGAACTAGATGAACTCATCGACCAAGATAGTATTATTTATGTTCCTATTTTGCGTTATCAAAGCACACCAGAATTTCCTAAGATTAGCAATATTGTGGGATTGTTTAGTAACGAAAATATTAAGAGTCTGTTTGGTAATATTAAGGTTTATGCTATCAAGAGTAATTTTGTGTCAAAACTGCAAAATGAAGGATATAACCTTACTGACTTTAACACTTGGCTAAAGAATATTCTTTCAACTTATGTTAAGGACTACTTTAACAGTGCCAATGAATACAACTCTATTGTTGAATTCTACAAAAAGGAATTCATCACTAAGGACGAAGATAACGGTAATAATTATTACTGGAATCATGGAACATTGGTTAGTCAGTTCTCTTGTCATATGTTGAGTATTTTTGGTCTTGACTATAAGAAATATATCAAGAATACTGAACTATCCAATGTGATTGATAATTTTCTTGTTATGGAATTCTTTGCTGATACTATGCACAGAGCAACTTTTGATCTGAAACGATTCTCTCAAACTGAATATTTTGATCACATTAACTCCTTGCTAAAGGATCGAGGTATTGATAATCTTGACAGCAAAGAACTCAAGAAGAAAAATGTACAGTATAATACTTTAGTAAATAAGATTGAACATGAGATGTTTGGACAGTCTGACGATGCTGAGTCTTATATTAAATTGTTTAAGTCTGAGACTAAAGCAATCAAGCATAAGTTGACCAAAGCGGCTGATTTGAAGAAAATTCTTAAAGTCGAGGTTGACAAGAACCCGATGTTGAAGTATATTATGGGAAGCAACCAGCATAACGGCAATCTTAGAGATTTGGACAGTAAGAATAATCCTATCTCTCAATTTGCTGATTCTTACTACGGTAAGAGAAATAGTGCTTGGATTGAGAGTATGGACAGTGATAAGGTTGAGTTGTTCAAGATTCAGTTGAGTAGTCTAATTAAGTAAATTTCACAGGTAACAAGGAGTTTTAATTATGTCCGTTCCGTTTATGTTTGTTGATGGCAACCTCACGGTTGTTCTTAATAATAAGAGTTATCAGGTTTTGCCAGATCATATTAACTATAAGATGATTCTTGAGGCACTACCTACTGCAACTGCTGATGAGTTGCTATCAATTGTTGATGTAGAAAAGGCAGTCGCCGCATTTAGTGACGGTCTCGTTGAGATTAAAAACGGACAAGTTACTTATGAGGGTGAGGTTGTTCATGGTAGCATCAGCAAGCGTATTCTGGAGTTTATGAGCAAGGGTCTACCTTTCCAGCCCCTTGTTACGTTCCTGAATAATCTGATGGAAAATCCTAGTATGCAGAGCCAAAAGGAACTATACGATTTCCTTGAGCATGAGCATCTGCCGATTACCGATGATGGTCATTTCCTTGCCTATAAGGCAGTCAGGAGCGACTACATGGATAAGTATCGTGGAACTTTTGATAATCATGTTGGTAAGGTTTGCCAAATGACAAGATCAAAGGTTGACGATGATCGTGCTAGGGGCTGTTCTAATGGACTTCATGCTGGTGCATTGAATTATGTGGCCGGCTATGGTAGTCTTGAGGCTGGCGACAAGATTGTTATTGTCAAGATTAATCCCCGTGATGTTGTCAGCGTTCCCAGTGATTGTAATTTTGAGAAACTTCGCACTTGCCGATATGAAGTTGTCGGAGAGTATCAAGGCGAACTTCTCAAGCCACTTTATTCGGCTAGTCTAGACAGTGGCGTTGATTATGACTATGATGATGAAGAAGAATATGATAATGATTATGATTGGGGATGGAATGATGAGGACGATGAAGATGATGAGGCTTACGCAGAAGACTATGGTGATGATGAAGATTACGACGATTATAACTAATCGTTGAAATGAAGATGGGCCGCTGGTGCGGATACTAGTTATTGATTGGTTCGATTCCAATCCTATCTTTTTTTGCTGATAATGATAGTAATGGGTTTGCTATCCCGGCATGGTTAATTAATTACAGGAATAAGATTATGTTTAATGGAAACCTTGGCTTTAATCCTTACGATAAGAACACAAACAACGCTTTTGATACCAATCATTGTAAGATGAGAGGACAGTTTATTGAGTCTTTTGGTAGTCAGCAAATTTATTGCTATAACGGTAATCCTCGCAAGAAGATTAGTAGTATGGCTCATACTGACCACCTAACAACAGCAGTCCACGCTAACCTTAATAATGATTCAGATGTTTACTTTTATGTAAACGGTGGACGAAAGCAGTATGCTATTAACGAAGTACGAGCCTGTTTTGTTGATATTGATGCTGGTCGAGATGCTAATGGTAATTATCTTTCTTCTAAGGAAGTAATGGCTAAAAAGACAGAGTTTCTTCAGAAGATCAACGGTTTCCCTGTTCAACCTAGTTGGGTTGTTGATACTCGTAATGGTTATCAAGTTTACTGGGTTCTTGATAAAATGAGCAGACAGTCTCTTAACAAGACTCGTTGGAATGGTATCCAAAAGAAACTTGTAAATTACTTTGGCGGAGATGCAAGAGCCATCAAGATTAATCAGATTTATCGTGTTCCTTATACTTGGTGGCGTAAGTGTTGGGAAAAGAAAGCCCCTTATTACTCTACTATTCTTCAAGGCTCAACTGGTCAAACAGTTAATGTTAAGGATTTGATTGAAGCGTTAACTGGTCAACCAGCAACAGTAACTATTGTTCCTAATGCAACGTCTGATGCTTGGTTTGAACAGTGGCGTAAAACATATAAGCAGTCTGATATCACAGGAATTCCTGTAACAGTAGAGGCTGCTCAGAACATTTTGAACGAACTAAATAACCAGAAGGCTGTTTACACTAACAGCACTGCTGATTATTGTGGTCAAAAGAATACTAAAGATAGTGTGTGGGGAGACTTTAATAAGCAGCTCGACAACACCACCAAATATGGAGAATATAAGTGCAATAAGTCTTACGGCAATAACTACGAAAAGGTTTATGGTGATCCGTCGCCAGTATTGCCATCTCATTCTGGTGACAACGGTTTAGATTTGAGTGAGTCCCAGGCCAAACTTTTAAAAACGGTGGTCGAGTACCTCAATCAAGCGTCTACAGCATTGTATTTCAGCAACAACCGATTCCTTTCTGGTGCTGCCCGCGATCTGGCAAACCAGATTAGTGATCAATTTTGTATTGGCTAAGATTTGTGTGTAAGGTGTGGTTGTCACCCACTTTGACACTAACAATAAATAGGTATAAGGGATATAATGTACGAGGATTTTGATGAAGAATACGATGAGGATGATTTTGACAAAGATCACCCTTCCCTAAATCCATATCAGTGGTATTATAAGTTTGATGTTGGTTCAGATACCCCCTTTTCCAAGTGGATACAGGATGTGTTGAACGATTTAAACTTTAGTATTACTAATATCCCTGGCTTTCCTATTAAAAAGTTTCCTGTGAGTAGTTACTTCTCCAATACTGGCAAGGATAAAACCTTCCAGTATTTGGGGAATAACTATCAAGGTAATCCTATATGGAAAAAGAAATACTTTTTACACGACAAACATCATAGCGAGTATATTGCTCATTTGTCTCAGTACACAGAACATTTTTTGAAGCAACCTCATTATTACAAAGGAATGTTCGACATAATGAACTAACCCAAAATGGCTAATCAAACATTTATTATAGATGACTTAGATAAATTTATAGAAAATACTAGAGTATTAATATTCCAAAGTTTTGGATCAGAAACAAAAAAAGACATACTGGATACCGAATACGATATTTCTTTATTGCAACAAGAAGAAAGAGAAGAACTAGACTCTGTTTTATCCCAGGCAGAATGTATACTTATGTCTAAAGACTTTATTAAGGAACAGAAACATAAACAAAACAAAAAAATTAGATATCTTGTTTCTACTAATAACTATATGAAAATGATTGAAACATTTAATAGTAGAATGGTTAGTAATATGCTTAATAATTTGGTTAATAAAGGAGTGTTAGAGACGGCTTACGATTCAGATTCCGATGACTTTATTTTTTGGACAAAAAATGATAACCAAACAGACTCGCCTGATAAAAAATCTTAAACCGATAAACACAGATATACATCTACAATATAAGTGTCCGACTTGCGATATCAATCACTGGATATCTCTTAGAGAGGCAAGTACAAGAGGGTTCATTATTGTTTGTGAATGTAACAGTATTTTAAAGCCCAAATTAATAGATGATATAAAATTTAAATACAAACAAAAAATTAAAGTGCAGACGCCTATTTCTACGGATATCAATCTGGTAGTCTCAGAGCCTATGGAGTCAGCCAAAACAGAATTTAATCAAGAGGTTGCAAGTACTGAGCCATCGGTTATAATGGCAGACCCGCCGCAAGATTTGTTCAATGCCTGTGTGCCTGCTTTAACGGGCTATGGATTTACTTCCTCAGAAGCGAAACAGTTAATTTACGATACATATCAAAAACAAAAAACATATTCAACCTATGCAGATTTTATTAAGCATTGTTTGAGTAATATACCTTTGGAGAATGAAAATAATGAGTAATGCAATTAGACCAACATCATTTGGAGATATTATTGGACAACAAGATGTTGTAACAAGACTCAATATTGTAGTTAGTGGATGTAAAGCAAGCGAAACTGCTATGCCACATATTCTCATTGATGGGCCTCCCGGTCTTGGAAAAACTACCATTGCAAGTGCCATTGCAAATGAACTAGGTGTTAATTTACATACTTTAAATGCCGCTAACATTCGCAGTGTCAAAAATATTTTACCGTATCTGATGGGAATAGCTCCAAGAGCAGTACTATTTATAGACGAAATCCATAGACTGCCTAAATTGGTAGAAGAATTTTTGTATCCTGTTATGGAAGATTTTGTTCTGAATCTGGTGCTAGAAAGCAAACCAGAACAAATAGATATTCCTGTATTTACTTTAATTGGAGCAACAACTAGTGGAGGAAGCCTTAGCCAACCATTCTATGATAGGTTCTCAATTAAAGAGCATCTGTCGTTTTACTCTACTAAAGACTTAGCTAAACTGGCAGAGTCGAACGCAAAAAAGCTCGGACTAAATCTTTCTGAGCAAGAGCTATTAGAAATTGCACAAAGAAGCAAAGGTACTCCCAGAATCCTAAACGCTAGGCTACAATGGTATAAAAGTTTTGTCTCTTACCACAATAATGCAGAGGACATCTCTGTTAATGAGGTTTTTATGAACCAGGGAATCGACGGTAAGGGATTGGATATGTATGATAGAATGTATTTAGAAGTACTGAAAAAGCATAAAATGTCCCCACTAGGTCTTAAGAGTATATCATCACTAACAGGCATTGCTGTTGAAACTATAGAAAATAGTATCGAGCCATTTCTGCTAAGAATGGGATACGTTGTTAGAACTCCGAAGGGAAGGATTATAGGGGATCTTTAAAAGACTTAGTATTTTAATATGATCAACAGCTTAAAATGAAAACCCTTAAAGGCAATATAAATGAGTGATATGACCAGATTCGGCAAAGACGGTGATGTATTGCATTGTTTTTTATCATGTAGTTGTCAGTCAGAGGTTTTATATATCGAATATGACAAATCCGTAGAGATAGCAGATCTATGCATATATTACTATTGTCCAACAAGTCTTGGTGCAAAAATGTCAGTTTATCAGAGACTTAGATATTGCTGGAGAGTCATTATGACAGGTAAGGCATTTAGCGACCAGATGATGATGGAGAATAAGCAGTTAAGAGATCTTAAGAAATTCTTAGATCATATAGATTTATAGTGTATAATATATTGCTGATGTGATAATATTGTCTCTTACTAAGGGAGCAAAAAATGCACGTAAAAAATAAAATGTATGAGTACATTGGTGATGAACTGGTCAACAAGGTAAAACATCTTAGTCAGGCATTGGATAAGGCAAGGGATATTATCATATCTTTAGAACAAGAAAATAATAGACTAGCAGAAGCCTTTTCTGAATTATGTCATGAAGAATCTTGGAACTCATATGCATCGGAAAATAATGTATCTGAAACGGTGGGTCTATAATGACATCGCTTAAAAAATGTAGCAAAAATAAAATGATTTTTGGTGTTTGTTGTGGAATATCCAACTCAACAGGCATAGATATAACTTTTGTTAGATTCGCCACTGTGATTGGCACTTTGTTTACTGGCAGTCTTTTATTTTGGATTTATCTCTTGTTGGCAGTGATCATGCCATCCGATCAGGACTGATGTCCTGCTAAACCCTTCATACGGCTCTTTGCGTAGAGCGTGAGGCTCTGTTTAAAACGCCACGTATCTTTTTATGGCGTCTGGCGGTTTAGCCCAGTATTGGCCTTTTCTTTGGGCTACTGGTGTATTATTATAGATCAGTATAATTTATTAATGACTAACAATATAGGAGATTAGTCATGAAAAAAATGTTTGATTATATGCTTTTAATATTGGCAGGAATACTCATAGTTATAGGGATGCGTTCTCAAGAAGTAGAAAAGCCAGTTATTCCTGCTCCCAATAAGCCAGTTGTACCCGTAGTTGCTCCCTTAGAAGATTATATCTACGACGATGAGTATAACAAAGTTATTGAATTAGCCAAATTACATAACAAAAAAATAGTTTTAATTTTTGGTGCAGACTGGTGCCCTCATTGCAAAGATTTGAAGAAAAATATTTTTAAGATCAATGCTCTGAAATCTTTCATTGTATGTTTAATTCCAACAGATCATAACTCAAATTTAGTTAAAAAGTATGATATTTCTGGCTTACCAACATCAGTTATATTAGACAAAAACGCTAAAGAAATCATTAGAAAAGCTGGATATAATCCTAAGACATATGAAAAATGGCTAAATGAAAATAAATAAATATCTTCTTATATTTTTTACTCTTATAAATTTTTCTACAGCATATGCTTATGGTATACATCATAGGTTACCATATAGGTACGTAGTAGTCAAAGAGTTCTCTGGCCCAGGAGAAAGAGTAATATCTGTAGGGTTAAAATTAATAGATATTCCAAAATATAGAGAACAAAAACAATTATTGATATATGATGAAATTTTATCACATTCTATTACAGAGCCATTTGGAGATCATCACGGAAGAAGTACAAATGCCCATGAGACAGTTCATGGTATTAATAATGTATTAAGGAATCATTATACTAAAACTTCTAAAAAGAAATTTAATGGTTTTTATGCTGGCTCTGGTAAAGGTATTCTGATAGAAGAACCAAATATAACAATGAAACATATTATTTCATATATACCAAAGACAGTAAGAGGATATAGATTTGAATTATATTTTGAGAAACAGTTAGCAGATTGGAATGATACCCCTACTTATCCTATCGATGAGTGGTCGGCATATATTGCTGGTGCTGAATGCGCAGTTGATGATCATATTAATGGAAAAATAGAAACGCAAAAAGCCGATAGTGTTTCAGGAGCGTTGGAGTTTAGTATATATTGCACAGCATTGGCTATGGCTGTTAAGGATCATGATGTTGATTATTGGATGAAAAATGCACAGTTTAAACATGCTATTAAATATTTTTTGATCAAATCTGAAAAAATTTTTTTTGAAGGACATGAGACTTTCCCTTCTAAAGCTCAAGACGAATTATTAATGCATTTAAGAAATCATTCGGATACTAGCGATCTAAGAAGATTTTTAATGGATGAATTTGAAGGTATTTTTGTAGATTGATATATTTAAATGGGGTACAATTATATTGTGGAGAACAAAATATGAAATATATCAAATATTTTTTAATACTTGTGTTATTATTACATTGTAATCAAAATCTTGTGTCTGGGACTATTGATCCAGATATTGACGATTCTAAATACGTAGAATATGCCAAAGATTTTGTTTATATAGGTAAAATTATTGGAACAACAACAGACCAAGAACCATATTCAGCATCGTGTGTAGCAATAGACGATAATATAATTCTAACTGCTGCTCATGTGGCATCTGTTTCTAAATCAGCGCATATTCATATAAACAATAAAAAATTACATATTTCTGATATGGTAATACATAAACTATTTGAATCTTCAACTTTAGGATATAATGATATAGCAATATGTAAAACTGAAAATTCTATAGGATTAAAGTGGTATCCTGAACTTTACAATCAAAAAGATGAAAACAGTAAGATTTGCTGTATGGCTGGTTTTGGTAAAACTGGCACATTCGATACGGGTCCAATCAAGCTTGATGGAATTATGAGAGCCGGTTCTAATAAGATTGACGAAATAGAATTAGGAGTATTAGTCTGCACTCCTTCTAGATCAATTAATAAAACAGAACTAGAATTTTTTATATCTCCTGGAGACAGTGGTGGCGGTTTATTTATAGGAAACAAATTAGCTGGTATACATTCATACATATCAGCAACCAAATCTGGGCTAAATCAAACGAGCGCACATACTAGAATTAGCGATCATATAGAATGGATAAATACTAACAAAAAATTTTTACAAACAGAAAGAAAATAGATGTTTAAACGCAAAATAAAATTATTGCCATATATACAAGAAGATCTTAACTCAATGAGTACTCATTCTCCACAAATTTATGGATGGGAATTGCAAAAATTTTCCATTCCTAATCTGTGGTCTAAAAGCGAAGGGGACGGAGTTGTTGTAGCGGTAGTAGACACTGGGTGTGATGTTAATCATGAAGATCTAAAAAGCAACGTTCTAGTTGGCAAAAATTTTGTTGACGGTAATTCAATTCCTATCGACGTTGCTGGTCACGGAACGCACGTATCGTCTACTATAGCAGCGTGTAATAATGGAACTGGCATGGTTGGTGTAGCGCCAAAAGCAAAAATTTTACCAATTAAGAGTTTGGGAGACGATGGAAGCGGAGATATGAGAGATGTTGCTGATGGGATACGATGGGCAGCAGATCAAAAAGCTGACTTTATAACGATGAGTCTTGGTTCTCCATACCAATCCAGACCAATAGAAGATGCTATTAATTATGCGACAGGTAAAGGAAGCATAATTTTTTGTGCTGCCGGAAATTCTGGCCCAGGAACAGATATAATGTATCCTGCTAAATACGATAATACAATTGCTATTGGAGCAATAGATGAGGATTTAAATCGAACAGATTTTACATGCAGTGGTGACTCTCTAGACTTTCTCGCTCCGGGCAATAATATTTTGGGATGTATTCCTGGTAACAGGTATGCATTAATGAGTGGCACAAGCATGAGTAATCCATTTGCTGTCGGTTGTGCTGCTTTAGTTTTATCGTATAGTAGAAAGATGAATAAAAAAGTTCCAGAAACAATAGACGACTATATAAATATTTTTAAAGATCATTCTATTAAATTAACAAATCAGTCATATGCTGCTAAAAAATATCAAGGCTATGGCATTATTAATATATCAAGCGTACTATGAATATTGAAACTAGCATTATTGTTTTGACACATATGTTTTGTGTAGCTATTGGTTTTTTATTAGCATGGCTAATTTTTGCTAATAATAATAAAACTGTAGCAATATATAATAATGATAGTCAAGAGAAACATAAGGTTAGCGAGTTGTCTAATAACACTAAAGAAAAAATAAAAAAAATAGAAATAGACTCTAGAACAATTGTAGTTAATGATATAAATAATGATTTTACTAAAATGTTTGATTCTTTGGGTTCAAATAGCATTAATAAAGACAATATTATGGAAGCTGTAGATAAGCTTTCTCAACTTAAAAATAATGGAGGCAGTAATGGCTAAAGGTTTAGATGTCGGAACATCATTTATTGTAATGGCTACGCAGCCAGTTAATGATGATAATTATACTTTTATGACTTATGTAGATTTTAGAGACGCTTTTTATATAGTGAAACCAACAAACATCATCATGCAAAATATGATGGAAAAAGGCCTTGCCGGAAAAACATTTGTAAAAGACTCCGACGGGTCTTTCATTCTGTTAGGACAAGACGCTATAGATAAAGCGTTAGAAAAGAATGAATCTGCGAATAGACCAATGCATAAAGGTATCATCTCGGCCAAAGAAAAAGATGCTAAAAAAATATTAGCATTTATTATTAAACAGGTTGTGGGTAGGGAATCATATAATGATGAAAAAATAGTGTATTGCATACCTTCCCAACCAATAGATCAAAATGATGAAGATTTCGATGTAGGATACCATGAAGATGTAATTAATACTATCTTAAAAAATTTAGGATATAAACATGTTAGAGCTATTAATGAAGCTGAGGCTTTATGCTATTCTGAATTAGGAGATAGCGGATATACTGGTATCGGATTATCATGGGGAGCTGGTATGGTCAATACGTGTATCATGTTAAATGGTGAGCCAATTTCAACATTCTCAACTACTAAGTCTGGAGATTGGGTTGATAGAATGGCAGCTGCTGCTACCGGAGAGACCGATGCTGTAGTTCAAGCAGAAAAAGAAGCTGGTAATTTTACTATAGGAAAACCTAATGATAATCCTATTCTTTCTGCGGTTTCCGCTTATTATGAGAGATTAATAGATTATACAACTAAATATCTTGCTGTGGCTATCAGTGAGCATAAATTATTACCTAAATTTAAAAAACCATTAGATATTGTTTTTGGGGGAGGAACCTCTAAAGCAGAGGGTTTTCAAGAAGTCTTTGCTCAAAAACTTTTAGAAAATAATTTCCCAGTTAAAATTAATAGTGTTTCAAGAGCTAAAGATCCACTACATGCAGTTGCTCGTGGTTGCTATATCGCAGCAAAAATACTATGACAAATTTTGGCGGATCTATGCATCCAAGTTTTGATGATAGTAGATACATAGCTTATGCCGAAAATATGCAAATTGCAAAAATCATTGTAGGCAAAAAATTTTGTAGTGGAACTATTATTAACAATAACACTATTTTAACTATTAAACATGCTATAGAGTATGAAAAATTTAATATATTCTATAATAATCAATTATTAAATATTGATAATGTTATATTTCACAAAAAAGAAGATTTAGCTTTAATAAAAATTAAAAATAGCATAGATGTTCCTGTTATAGAATTTTATGAAAATGCTGCATTGATTGGCAAGATATGTTCCATAGGAGGATACGGAGTAAAGTATGATCCAGCATCTAAAAAAAGAGGCAATGTAGATCTAATAAAAAGAGCTGGTAAAAATGTTATAGTCTGGGAAACAGATTACTATTTTGAATGCTTGATGGATTCTGCTGGAGTAGAACTAGAATTTATACCGACAATAGGAGATAGTGGTGGTCCAGTTTATATCGACAATAAACTTGTTGGAATTAATAAATATGTCAAGTCATCAGATGGTAAGAGTGACAGCGGTTTTGGAGATATTTCAGGACACATCAAAATACAAATGTATAAAGGATGGATTAATAAATATTTAGTTTAATTCTTCTAGTACTTT